ATCTAGCTTCTTTTGTTGTCATATTAACTGTTAATATTTCAACACTTTCTCCAACTAATTCGTCATCATGAATTTTAGCTATTTTTTCATGAATTGCATTTCCTACTATTCTATCAAAGCTATAAGCTATTTCTGTTGAATATCCTGTTACTGTGCTTCTTTCTGTTTTTTCATCTATATATCTTCTATCATAAGTTGTAGAATTTAGCGATTTACCACCTTCTGTAAATCCTTGCATTCTTTTATATCCATCGTCAACTTTCATAAAATTAACAATGTCAGCTCTATTATAGATTTTTAATGCTTCTGCCATTTTTATTTCCTCCTTATAAAAAAATAAAACTATCCGTTAAGATAGTTCGTAATATATGAAATTCATTTGAATAATATAAATTGCTGTTGTTTCTGTTTTCTGTAAAATGTAACTTGGACTTGTACATTCTATTGAATGAGCTCCGTTAATTTTAGGTAGATTTCTTAGTCTTTGTTGTGTTTTTATCCACTCCATAAAATCTTCTCCAAATTTAGAATTGGCAAGATTTGTTACAACTCTACTACTCAATGGTGCAGTAACTGTAAAATCAAATGTAATTTGATATTTTCCACCTGTTCCATCATTAAATTTCTTTAATATTGGATTACTTGGTGTTCTATCAATTGAATATGAATAGACTTCATCATCTAAATAATCAACATTTATTTTATCCCCTTCTAGTAGAGGGCAACTTTCTATATATTCTTTTATTAATTCCATTTTTGATTTTTCCATTACTTGCCTCCGTTTTTTATAAAGTTTTCAACATCTTTTACAACATCTTTTCTTCTATCGTTCATCATTCTTTTATCCCATTCTGCTCCGCGTTTTGGTGCTCCTTGATATTTTAAAGGTGCATTACTTATTTTTCTTTTTACCCCTTTAGGTCTACTTGATCCTGTGGCAACCTTCCCTTTATACATATAATGAGCATAAGGACTTGTATACTTTATAGAATGATTATTGGGATATGTTTTAGTGTTTTTTAATGTTCCTGTTTGCATTGGCACATATGGGTCGCAAAATCTATCTACCGTATTTCTTAAGAACTTTGTAACACTTCCATCATCATTCAATCCGATGGTCTTTTATTATCTTGCTAGTGCTATTCATTTTAACTTTCATATTAAAATTCATTATTCACTAACTCCAATCTTATAATGTTGCAATCCGCCTTTTCTATTATCGTCTACACTAACTACTTTAAACAATTGATATTTCTTTAATAATGTTCTTTCATCAAATTCATCATTAATAATTCCTTCAACTAGATAATCATTAGTAGAAATATTTAATTGTTCATTTGTAGGTATTGTTATTGAGCCTGTACTTCCTTTTTCAAGTCCGTTTATCTATTAGGTTAGTCTTTTTATTATGTCTAAAATAAACCGCCTCAAATGGCAATCTCATAACAGTTTCATCATCTTTAAAGTGATAAATTGTTATCTTATCTTTAAAAAACTTTTTGTTCATTTAACACACCCCACAATACAATAGTGGATTACCATCTGTTCCAATTACATTCCACAAATATTCTTTTAGTGTAGATTGTTTTTTATTGCTATAATAAGCTTTTATTTCTTCTGGAGTAGCATAGCTTTCACTCCAACCTTCTATATTTTGTGATTTCAAACTTCCAATTTCACTTATTTTTGTTTCTTCTTCATTTATTAAATCAATAATTAAGCAAGTAACATATTTCACTTGCTTAGGAATATTGTTTTTATCAATTCTTCCATAAGTCTGATGGTTAATATAATTACTTGCTTTTATTGCTAAATTTTCAAAGTTGTCAGGTATGCCTTCAGCACCTAACAACGATACATATTCTTCATCAGTTATGTATTTAAGCATACCTTAACCTCCTTAAGCATTTTTCTTAATTTGTACACCTAATGCATTTGTTACCATTAAGCCACCAACTTGTCTACCTTGTAATGCAGATGCTTTGATATGTTTACCATCTTTAATGTCTTCAACAGATGGTTCTGCTTTCCAAACTTCATATTTTTGGCAGAATCTTTTATCGTAGATAACAAATTCTACATCTTCTCCCATTAAATAGTTTGTTTTTACAGCAACTCCAGCAATCTTACCAATAACTCCTTCTCTTAATAGTTCAGCACCTATTGTTGAAGAGCTATTAGCAAATTTTTCATCTGTTAATAACAATTCTTCTACATCAGCACTTACAACTATTCTCATTTGGTTTACTTTCATGTTTCTTTTTTTCATATTTTTAACTTCTGCAACTATTTTTTTGTAAACATCTTCTATAGTTAAAGGTGCTGTGTCGCTTGATACAGTACCAGTCATTAAAGCTTCAATAGCCATATTTTCTTTCTTCATACCGATTGAATAACCAGCACTTTCAATTCTTTGTGCAACTAAATTGTCTGGAACTGCTTGTGCTTCGTAACCATCTATTAATTCATTCACACCATAGTCTTTGTCTATTGGTAATGGTAAGTAATCTGTTGCAGATTGTGTTAATTCGATACCATTTAATATATCGTAATCTGATACTTTTACTTCTCCATTTCTTGTAGGTACCATTATTTGTCCTGTTACCCCATCTTTCTCATAATCTTCTGAGAAATCCTCATAAATATTCATTTCTGCTCTTGCAATTGCTAATACTTCATTAGCATAAGTTTCTTTTCTTTTATGTGTTCCTGTTCCTAATGCATTTGCCATAATTAATCATTCCTTTCTATTCTTCAAATAAATTTTGGTGTTTAGCTCTTAAAATTGCTTTTACACCTGTTTCTGTTGAGCTTAAAGTCTTTACTGGTGCACCAGTTGCTTTATGCTCTTCTAGTTCTTGTCCTAAGAATTTAGGATTATCTTTCAAGAACTTAGCTAAATTCTCTTCAAACTCGCCTTCCATTTTGCTTACTTTATAAAGTACATAATCAATATCATCCGCATTTTTTACTCCTGCTTTTAAAACTGCATTTTCTTTTTGTAGCTCTGATATTGTTGTGTCTTTTTGTGCATATTCAGCTTCCTTTTCAGCTTGTTTTTGTTCTGCTGTTTTTTGACTTTCTACCCATTCTTTGTATTTAGCAACGTCAATACCTTCGTATTTCTTTTCAGCTTTTTGCTTTTCTTTTTTTAGCATTGTGTTTACTTCTTCTTGAGTGAATGTCTTAACCGCTTCCTCAGTTTTTTGCTCAGTTTGAGTAACTGCATTGCCTGTTTCTTCAACTTTTACGTTTTCTACAGTTTCTTTGTTTTCTTCCATAATTAAACCTCCGTTTTAAGTCATTAGAGTTGACTATTTACCTTTGTTGTTCTTTAATGTCTACCTCAAAGTAAAAAGACATAAAAATAAGAGACCAGCCATTGCTAATCTCTTGCATATAAAAAAGACACCTTTTACAGTGTCTTGATTAACTATTTATTAACTTTTCTAAGTCTTTGTTTTCATTATCTTCAACTATTTCCCATTTACCGCACAAATCCATATTTTCTAATGAAGCAGGTTTTATAGCTGAATAAAGATAATCTTCTTGACTATCATCTATTATTCTTAACATTCCATCTTCTATCCCAATACATTCGTAAACTTTTCCATCTGTTAAGCTTTCTACTCCAAAGCTTTTGCCAATATATCTTACTTTCAACTAAATCCCTCCTTTTAACTTTTTGTTTTTTATTTTCCATTCCGTAAATATACCATTTTCTCCTTGAACCCAGTGTATGTCAAATACATATTTATCGCTTTCTATTTTTCCAGCTCTCTTACTCCAATCTTGTAATTTGCCACCATATAATTTTACATACTTGTTTGCATTTCTAAATTCTTTTGAGTTTTTACCTGCTATTTCAACTATGTTTGTTATTTCTGCTCCTTTGGGTATAAAAGCTTGCATTTCATTATTGTCTATAAATCCTATTTTCTTATCCAATGGAATAATACTATTATACAACATTTCCTTGTTTTTTTCAATTTTTTTAGAACCTTGTATTATCTTTTGAGACAAACTTCTATCTATTCCATTTACTACTTCTCTAGTTTTATCTCTTCTTAATTCTGTTTGATTTAAGAAATTGTTTAATATAAGCTCTTTTTGTTTTAGCTGATTAGAAGTAAGTCTAAATTTATTTTGTACTTCTTCTAAATCTATATCGGCATTATTGCTTGTTAATATTCCTTGTAATCCTGCTATATCTTTTTTGTCTTGTCTTATTTGTCTTTCCATTTTTCTTTGTATTTGAGTGGCTTCATACTTACTTATCGATTTTCCATTGTATGTTAATTTTTCATTTTTTAATTGTTTTAACTCTTTATTAGTATATGTTCTTGTACTACCTTTATAATATGGAAAGAATGTATGTCTACAATTAACTCCGCATAAACCAGTTACACTTCCATAATCGCAACCTTCTTCTAATGTTTTATATCCTTTTGTTAATCCTTTAAGCGAATAAACTTTACCTTGCCATTGTGCATGTTCTGGTCTTGCACCTCCATGTGCAGATACTTCTACTAAATCCCATCCCATTTCTTCTGCTCTTAATTCTTGTAATCTTCCACTTGCTTGATTTACACTTGTTAATATATTCATTCTTACTGCTGATTCTATACTTCTTCGTTGCCCACTTGGATATTCTATATAAGTACCACTTTTTGATATGTCTTTTACGGTATCTATTATTGATTGAGAATAGCTTTTTACTCCTGTGCTTACTTCCATATATGCTTTATTCATTGCACTTAAAAACTGAGTTTGTGAAGTATTTGCAGTTGTTAATGTTAATTTACTTAAATTATTATGAGTATTTCTTGCAGTTGCACTTATTAGTTGTATCATAGAAATACTTAACCCTTTTGGATTTAATCCTGCCAATCTATAAATAGTATCATCATATTTTAACGATTTGACCCCAGCTGTTTCAAATATTTCTTGTATTTGACTTGCTGAGGTTTCATTGTAGTTAGCTACCATATTAATAATATCTTGGTATATTACTCCTGTTTCTTGAAGTATCATTGCATTATTATATACAACTGTATTTGCATATCCTACATTTGCTATTCTTTCTGCAATTTCTTGTATTATTTCAAGTTCTAAATCGCCATATAATTTGCTTGCTTGCTTTTCAATTAGTTTAAAATCTTTTTCTGTGAGCATTATTCATCACTCTCTTCGTTAGGAGTAGTAAATCCAAAAGCTTCTTGAGTACTCATTTTTTCATCATTAATTCTTTGCAGTTCTTCTTCCGCTTCTTGCTCTGTCATTCCTTTTATATCCATTAAATATGATTTTTTACTTCTTAATGCCATTGTTACTTCTTGTTGTGCTCTCAATTGCTCTGTGTTTTTATCTTCTATTATTGAATCATCTGGAACAATTGTTATTTTATTTGTTTTTATTCCTTCCATTTCACAAATTACTTTGACTAAGTCATAAATAACATCATTAACTATTATGTCATAATGTACTTTTGTTCTAAATGCATCTGAATTTTCACTTATTATTTCTGTTGCTGTTTTTGTAGCTTGTCCATCAAATTTATAGAAGTTTCCACCTAAACCAATATTTGAACTTAACCAGTTTAATTCTGCATTTATACTGTCTATGTGTTCAGAATGTCTCAAAGAAAAATCTATTTCTTTAACTGGCTGTCCTTCCATTCCATTTATTCCAACATACGCTTTATCATTAGCATCGAAATATTGAATAAATCTTTGATTACCGTTTTCATCTACTTGTACTTGCCCTTTCATTGCTGTTTGGTCTACAAGTATTCTCTTTTTACCTAACTCAAATTCATTGCAAAAGCTATCATATTTGATATCTATAGTTTTAAATCTATCAATACTATTTGCTAATACTGATATTCCCATAGGGCTGTCCATGTCAAAGTTGTTTGCTATATTCGGTTTAAATATTTGGAATCTTGGTGTTGTTGTTTGTATTTCTTCTAGTTCTTTAATATTAGGAAACTTTTCTGTGAAATTGTCTTCTTTTCCTAGTTCTGTTTCTATACTTGATTTATACAATTCGTTATATCTTCTATATATTCCATTCTCATATTCGTGATAAGTAATATGTGTGTAATAAATTTTCTTTTTTCTTATTTCTTCTACTGTTCTACTTATTGTTATTCCTGCACTTATATATCCATTTGTATATTTATATGGAATGAATACTGTGCCGTCTAAATAATCTATTATTGTTTTGCCATTTTCGTTTTTGTATTCAACTAATACACCAGTTCCTATTGCTAGTGCTTTCTCTAAGAAAATAGGGAAATTTACAGTAAAAGAGTTCTCTTTACTATCTAAAACTTCCCATAATCTTTTAGTAGCATTTTTATTGCTTAATTCTATTCTTGTTTTTTCTGTCCATAATAGTTTAGTTATATCTTCACATACTTTTTTGGGCATATTCATTGTTTTGCGTTCGCATTTTTCTTCTTTGCCATTTACTCTTAATGTATAATAATGAAAATCATTTACATTCCCTCTATACCATGATTTCCATATTTCTTGAAAATCGTATATACTTCCTACTGTTAAATTTATTCCTTTTTTACTTAAAACACTTGCTATATTATTATATAACTCCATTTTATCCTCCTATTGTTTTAAACCTAGTTTCTGTAAATTATCTTTAATCCAATATTGAAAATTATCTTGTGTATGGTCTCCATACGAATAAGAATAATCTTTTGTATAGGTGTTATAGTATTTTTCAGAACTTAAAAAAGCCTTCTCCGCTTTATCTGGAGTTGGCTTTCCTTTTTCTACACTATCTTTTAACCACATATAATTTTCATTTTCTTTTTTGAATATTTGATTATTGTTATTGTTTATTACTCTAAATTTCTTTTTGCTTAAGAAGTCTTGTGAATATTCTATTAATTGTTCTTTATTTGTTCCTTTATCTACTGGATGTAATCTTCTTCCATAATCTTTAAAGAACTGATTTCTTAATGCACCTTCTGCACTATCTATTGTTTCTTTATCCATTGTGGTTTTGTATTTCTTGATCATATCCATTT